ATAATGAATAATCACTCCGTTGGGTATATGCGCATCTTTGATAAGGAGGTAGACAAAAAGGATTATAACGAAGTCCGCGAAGTGAAGCTAATGGAGGGGTCGGTGTTGATGTTTGGAGCCAATGCAGAAACACCCGTTACAGCGGCCAAAGGCTTAAGCAAAGAAAGCCTACTGGAAAAAATAAACAGCCGCATGGATCGGCTTATTCGCGTTATACGCAAAGGCGAATTTTTAGACGAAACCTACCAGTTAATAGAAATAGAGCTGGAGCAAATAAAAACTTTACAACTAGCACTCCTTTCAGAGAAGCCGGGTAAAACCACTTTAGAGAATGACGAGCCGCTTGATTTAGTCCAAGTGTTTAACTCAAATTTTAATTAAAGTGGAAAACAAAGTAGAAGAACAGGTTAAAAACCTATCTACTGAGGTAAAAAATAAGATTGCCGAAGTAGAGAAAAACCTTAAAGAAGGTAACGAAGGTCGCGTTAAAGAATTGCGCGGAGAAATTGAAACCCTAGCCAACAAATGGCAAGAAGCAGCTAGCAAAAATGAGGAAGCTCAGAAACAGCTAGACGAGCTAAGTACCAAGTTTGAAAAGTTAAAGCGCGAGGGTGCCGGAGCCGCAAAAGCTCACACCATGACCGCTCAGGAGTTTCTTTTAAAGGAAATGCAGAAGGACGAAGAAGCCTTTAAAGCATTTCGCGAAAACAAAAGAAACGCTCCCAAGATTGCTTACAAGGCAGCCGGAACTATGACTTTTGGAACTAACACCACAGGCGTAGTAGTTGATCGTACTTACCTACCTGGAATTAGCGGGGATGTAAGACGCAGAAACCGTGTGCGTCAGATTTTAGGCCAAGGCACTATGACCGGAGACGCTTTGCAGTACGTAGTACAGTCAGGCGGTGAAGGCGGAGCCAACAACGTAGACGAGGGCGGAACTAAGCCAGCTACCGATAAGGATATTGTATTGAAGTCTGCGCCTGCGCGTAAAATTGCTCACCATATCCGTATTTCGGACGAATTGCTAAATGACCTTCCGGCTATCAGTTCTTTCTTAACCTTCCAAGGTTCACAAGACGTTTAAGATAAAGAAGATCAGCAGTTGCTATTTGGTAGCGGAACTGGCACACCTACTCAGTTGGAAGGCCTTACCTCCCGTTCTGGTGTATTAGATGCCACGGATGTATCAATTAGCGGATTAACCGCAGCTCAGAAAGTGGATGCTATTATTGCCGCTTGTTCAGCTCTTGCAGCTCAGGAGTACATGCCCGATACTATCATGTTAAACCCTCAGGACGTTTATGACATTATGCTTTTAAAAGCTAGTGACAATGACTACTTGCAGCGGATTAACTTTACTACCGATGGCCGTTTGGTAATTAAGGGTATTGTGGTATTTGAAACTACTGCTATGACAGCTGGAAACTTCCTAGTAGGAGAAATGAGCCGTGCTGCTCAAATGTTCCAGCGTGAAGGTCTTAGCGTTCGTTTCTTTGACCAGGATCAGGACAACGCGGTTAAGAACCTAATTACGGTAGTAATTGAGGAGCGTATTGCCTTGGCAGTACCTTATGAGGATGCTATTTTCTATGATAGCTTCGCTGATGTGATTAACGCGGTATCCTAAGCGTAATCGATTGAATATTAAAGCCCGGCCATGTGCTGGGCTTTTTTTTGCTAAATTTGTGAAAACGCAACGATGGAAATAGAAATAATCAAAGACACCCTAGACAATAACCAAAAGCCGTTAAGGGCGGGGGAGGTTTACAGTAGTGATCGTATAGGCCGGAATTATGCGGAGCGATTATGCCAGCTAGGTTTAGCGCAGCTGTACGTAATTAGTCCACGGATGGAAAAAGAAACCCTACATACCCCTAAAAAAGTTTATCAGGAGCTAACCAAAAAAGAACTACAGGAACAAGCCAAAGATTTACCGGGTTATAAATCAACTTTGAAAAAGGCTGAACTTTTAGAATTGTTGAAGGATGCAGACTGATGTAAACATAGTAAGCGTAGACGGAGCGGAGCCAATAGATGTGGCTTTTGCTAAGAACTATCTGCGACAAGACCACGCGCTAGACGATGAAATAATAACTCTGGCTATAAGCGCGGCACGGGAGGTAATAGAAAAGTACTGCGGAGTTTCCATCGTGGATAAGACCCTTAAAGTACAGTTCTTTGATTTTGAAGAGTACGACTTAGGGGATGATGGGTATATTAGCTTAGACCTACCACAAGGCCCAATAAAGACGGTAGAAAGCATGGAAACCGTAAACAGCGAAGGGACGGCCACGGCCTATTCTAATTATACCGTGTTTGGCCTTAAGAATAAGCGCGTAAGATTTGAGCCCCAGTACACTTTGGATAGCTCAGGCTTTGGCGTTTATAATTTGCAATACACAACCGGGTTTACGGACGTTCCCAAGGGTTTAAAAATTATGGTAGCTAAATTACTAGCCCATAATTACGAAGTGCGCGGAGTCGCCGTATATGATATGAGCGTGGCCGATATACCAATGAGCCTTAAAGATCAGTTAAAGCCATACCGAAACACCTTTATATGAAACCAATAAACATAGGCCAATTTAATAGAAGGGTGCAGATATTTCGCCAAATTGGAGAAAGTGACGGAATGGGCGGGCAGATACCGCGATGGGTGCTAGATGATACCGTTTGGGCCAATGTAGTAGAAAGCAGCGGTAAAAGACAACAACAATTCGGGCAGCTCAATTTTTTTTATGGCTATGACATTTATATTCGTTCTAACAAAACTACAGACCAACCCGATTTTAATGCAGATGATTTTGACCCTGCCGACTTTGCTACGGCATTAGTAGCTAACCGATTAAATAGTAATTACTCTATTTGGCATGAGGGGCGGAGGATAATACTTCATAGCATTTTAGAAAAAAACGAATGGACCTATAAGATTTTTGGCTACAACCGAGTAACATGAGCCTAAGCATAAAAATACAACGTGCAGAGATAGCTAGGTTTGCCCGGAAGGTTAAAAAGTGGGAGGCGGGACTAAAAAAAGAGGTAGCCGATGACTTTGCGGAGGCCGCTATTAATATTGATCGCAATGCCAAGTTAAGAGCGCCTGTTAATACATTAGTTGGAGCGGGTGGGGTTTTACGGTCTGGGCAATACTTTGAAAAGCGAAAAGGCGGACTAAATTATTTAATAGGAAATAGGGTAAAATACGCACCTTATCAAGAATTTGGAACAGGACGAAGGGTTAGCTTAGTGGAATTGGTGAAGGCCGGATACCCTAGCAGCTACGCCTTGCAATTTAAAGGCAAAGGCATAAAAGAGGTAAACATACAGCCTCAGCCGTTTTTATTTCCCTCAGTAAATGAAGAAGTACCCAAGACATACAAACGACTAAAAGAAACATTTAAAAGGCATGGGAAGAAGTTTTAAATTACTGGTGTTCTGCCCAGTATGGAAAAGGCGCGACATACTAGAGGTGTGGTGGGCCGGAGTGCAAAGGTTACAAACCTATTGGCCAGAGCGATTTACTTTTATTCCGTTTTGCGTGGTTAGCACGGATGAGGACGAGCAATGGGTGAAAGACAAAGGGATAAAGTACCTTCGGCATCAAAACCAACCGCTAGCCGATAAGCAAAACGCGGGATTAGTAGAGGCTTTAAAATTAGAATGGGACTACCTAATTCAGATTAGCTCAGACAACCTCTTAACCAATGAGGCGTTACATTTTATTTTGCCTGCCTTAATCCAGGGGCATACTACAATCGGATTTAAAGAAAGCCGAGTTATAAATGCCAAAACCAAAGAGGCCATAGTCTTTAAAATTAAGAATGGACGGAATAAGTTGATAGGCGGAAACAGATTAATAAAGCGTGAGGCCGTGGAACATTTAAGAGGTGAATTGTTTGATCCGGGGTTAAGAAGGGGATTAGACTTTAGCAGCCAATGCCAGATTATGAACTACGACCAATCCGAGCCATACGCCATACAGACGCGGGAAATTTGCGGACTAGGGATTAAAAGTGAAACCCAGATTACACCTTGGGAGCGCGTGCAAATCGGAGCCAAAAGAATAAACAGCCAGCACATTTTAGAGCGGTTAAGCGATAAGGAGCGGAAACTAATTAACGAGCTATGAAAGATCCAACGGTAGCCATATTCACGGCCATTTACGAACTGTTAAACCAAAATATTAAGGTAAGCGGAAAAGACTTGCCTGTTTATTTAGTTGTGCCGGATGCTGTGGAAAATGGGTATATTTTTATTGACAGCTTTAACCCCGGGGACAGTTCCACAAAGTCCGCATTTATGGTGAATGGGACTGTGCAAATACAAGTAGTAATGCCAGTAGAGGGAAGCAAGGGAAGCCGAAAAGAATTTGAGCAGTTTTGCAATGAAGTTTTAACGACCTTAATTCCAACTTTTAACAGTAAATTGAACTTAGGCAATGATTTTGAAAATACGTATCTTTACCTCCAAAATAAGGTTAGCTTATCTAATGAACCTTTGGAAACAGGTAGGTACTTTAGAAACATTTACACCTTATTTTTAGAAGTTGAACAGTTAAATTAAATCAAATGGCAGTTAAAAACGGTGATGACATTTTAATATCGGTGGCGGGCACTACAATCGGGGCCACTATTTCCGCTGATAAGTCCTTGACAAAGGACATGATTGACGTGACTACAAAGGATAGTAACAAGGACAAAGAATACATTGCAGGCGAAGGCGATGGAACGGCTACTTTTGAGGGTAAGTATGACCCGGCCACTACTGGTTATTCTTATAGCCAGCTATTTAGTGCCTACGATAACGGAACGGAGGTAGCCGTAATCTTTGGACTTAATCAATCAGGCGATACCGCTTACAGTTTCCAGGCATTGGTTAGCGACCTTTCACTAGCGGGACCTAAAAACGAAGCCGCAACTTTTAGCGGAACTTTACAGAAAACAGGCGCTATTACTGAAATTACTCTAA